CGCGGGATGAAGTCCGTACCGTTATACACCCAGTCATTGAAGTAAGCCCAATCCAAATCACCAATCTCATCAGCTATGCCCTGCAAATGACCGTCACCCCAATAATCATCATTGTCAATGTAAATGATGTATTCACCCGCAGCAAGTTCAATGCCTTTGTTTCGTGGTGCGCCATCCCACCAGGGGCGTTTATCAATCTTCACGGCCTTTATTCGCGGGTCATCATAACGTGCGACGATTGCCATTGTTTTCATGCACCCGTCAGCGACAACAATCAATTCCCAATCCGTGAAGGTCTGAGCAATGACACTATCGATAGCCCTCACGATCTTTTCATCTCTTCGTGAAGCAGCCCCGCCGTATTCAGCGAGAGTTGAGGCCATGATAACTGAGAACTTCATCTGTAAATCACGTATTTGTTATGATGTGCTATTGATCTCATGTTCTCGCGGTCTGCCTTTGTTTTCTTCCGGCCTATCATATAACCCGCAACAACCCAATCAAACATTGACAGATCAATTCCGGAAAAGTTACCCATGACCGGCTCAATTGATACAAGTAATTTATTCTTCAGTCCTTCCATTGTCTTTGCCCTGAACATCTTTTCGGGTGATTCAATTGTTGCACCAAGATAAACATTTTCCGGGAATTGAAACTCATGATACCTTTTAGGATTCTTTGTCAAGAACGCGAACTGATGAATATGATTCTCACGCACAACGTCAATCACCGCCTGAATCCATAACCTGTCAACCCACTCACCGAACAGATCAGCAAACGGGCAGACAAATATCACTGAGGGCTTTTTGTATTTCTTAGGCTCTCCCATTGCCTTCAGGTTAATGCGCGGAGTATCAAAGTCATCAAACTCTTTGCGGGCGTAACAATATTCGCATCCATGCTTACAACCTACAACCGGCGACCAAGCCCAATGATACCAACCGCGCGAAGGTATCATTCCTCTTCCTCCTGTCCGAAGTTCAGAACCGGCGGTTTAGGTTTCTCGCGTTCCATTTGCCCCATGTAAAGCGCAACCTTTTCTTTGACCTTCGCAAGTATGACCTGATAACTCATCTCATACAGGTCTGGAATCTCCTGTTCAAGTTCATTGAAGATAGATTCAAGGTTAGCATAAAGCGTTGCATTATATTTCGTAGTGAGGTTCTGAGAGATCAGCAGATTGATTGTTTCTTCTTTATATCCTCGGAACGGATTGAATGAGTTTTTAATCCTGATGACCTTCAGATCGTATGGTTGATCGGCATACAGCTTTTCGTTTATGTCATCTTCAATCTTAGCTATTGTTGAAGTCGAGGCGTTTGCATCCTTTGCCTCACGAAGTTCGCGCATCAGTTCCGACATTGACTTGAATTTAAAGTCCTCAGGATATGAATGTTCAACAAATAAGTCTTTAGCAAAATCCGTATAAGTTGCGATATCTCTCACGACAAACTCCCACATCGTAGAAAGTGAACGTGCAAAGGGATTCAGTGTATCATTAAGGTTATCCAGGTCAAGTACCTTTTCTGTCGCCGTTGCTGCTACCTCTGACTTATCCAATAGTTCCTTATTGAACATCATCAGGAACACATTGGCACGAAGCTCATTTATATAGTCCTTCTGGAAAGTAAGCAGATCAATCGGAGGTGCTTTATAGACAAGCATCTTTTCAAGGTCAATCATCATTGTCGGATCGCGCGGCATATCCAGCGTGATAACATCCATTGTAGAGTTATGCACCGGCTCACGGCCTGATCCCTTGCACACTCCGCAAGTATGACCGTCTTTCAACATCCCAGAGCCGCCACACTCGTTACACGGAGTAACGTATTCAAATCTCTGAGGAAAGGCCGTCATCGCCGTAGAAAGGTCTAACTCACTGTCTATTTTGAGCGTCTTGTTCAGATATGGAATCACATCATGAAATACTGACACAAATGTTCTGCCCTGAGTTTCAGCATCGCGTTTGTATCCAAATCTCCGCGCAGGAACTTTCGTGTTCTTAGGCGTGAAAAACTGAATAAAATAATACTTGTTCTCTATTTTTATATATTCTGGATATTCTTGCCCTTCAGGTAAATATAAGAAATTGATCTCAGGCTTTTCAACCTGGGTGAATGTGATTGTATCCATGCCTAAGTAGATAGTGTACTTGAAACCGTCCGCCTCACCGGCTTCGGTCTTATACTTTATCGGGAGTTTTACAACCAGGTATTCAAGTATGTTGTTCTTCATCTCAAACATCACACATTGTTCCGATGTTGCAATGAATGGATAAGGTTTGGCTTTCTCTTTTGCCGGGTTAAAAGCGTCAAACTCAGTAATCAAAAATGCATTAGGATCGATATAGTTATAATCCACAAAAGCATATTCAAAGAACTTTTCAAGTGAAGCATCGCCCCAGTAATGAGAGATGAATTGTTCAAACTCATCCTTTCGTTTCTGGTCGTCTTTGTCGCCCCACGAGATATCCCTCTTTTTTGGCTTCGTGCGGACTGTCTTTTGAAACGGCAGCTTTGTTGAGGCCAGCGTCGGTGGAATGATTGAGTTCGTGATTGTCTTTCGCATCTCAAACTCTTCCGGAGTTTCACGCTTAACGATCTGTTGAAGCAAGTCAGCAACCCCGTCGCCTGATACCATCTTGTAATAAGTCTCGGCTAACTTTGTCACTCGCTCATAATCTCGGTGCGTAAGATTGCGCCGGATTATCTCTGTCAGTTTTAAAAGTCCTTCCTGTTTAGTCATATTAATTTTATTTATGCTTCATAGTAGTTATTAAATGCCTCAACTATCAGATAATCAAGACCGTCGGAAAGATGACCGTATTTCTGATACTTGTCGCCCGTGACCTTGTCCGTAACGATATGTTTATCTTTCCCGCCGTCAATCGCTTGCTTAACGTACAACATATCAGCAATCATCTTCTTGCACCCCTCGTCAATGCGTATTCGTATCGGCAGTTTGTTCTCGAATATCCTGTTTATGAAGTCGCGGCGTTTAACCAGCGGCGGGTTCCTGGTTACGGTTCTGTCAGACTTGGCAACAAGATAACGCCGCAGCTTGAACTCGACGATCTCGTAATGATGCCGGAAGTCCTTGTTCATTGTTGAACGCGCACGGCCCGAAGCGTCACCGTAATAAAACAACCCCGATTTGTGATTCGGATACCTCAAAACAAGCTCTTCGCATACTTCCTCTGTTGAGTTGCGCGGGTTCTCCAGTGCTATTTCGTCAATGCAATAAGCCCACCATAGGTCATCTTTCTGCTCGAACTGCCATATTGAACATGAGTTATAAGGCACTGAGTTCTGGTCAAAAGATACATGAAGCGGGCGATCAGGGTCATACTTCAGGTTATCTACGTGTTCAATCCTGTTAAACGAAGAATAAAACTCACCCCCTGTAGTGGCAAAAGGATTGCCAAATACTAAGGCGCGGCCACGTTCTTCTGTATTGTTTGCAAGGATAGTGTTTATATAATTCTCCCCAACATTATGAACGTTATGATAAGCCGATGAGATAACAACCTTTTTGTTATTATATTCCTTCTCAAAAAACGTCTTATCCGAATAAATCTTTTCGGTTATCTCATCAACATACTTATCCAGCTCGAACATCTCAGCGAGCCAGTCGGACTTTGCCGGTGACGTAAGACAGTAAAGAGGATTCCATTGCTCATGCTGTCCTCCTTTTGCGGAAGGTTTACCGTCAACAATAAACATCCCTGGTTGTCTCATTCGTGTTATGATGACCTCTTTTACAGCTTCCTCTTTCGTGTCTTTGGTTTCATCCAATAGACACCACGCGAACTCCTTGCCTGAATGAGTTTCGTAATTATCCAAAGAGCCGGTGAAAATCAACCCTCCATTGGCAAATGAGATAATATTCGTAAAGCGGTCAAAGTTACGTTTACATTTAGTCCACATTGCCGGAGGCTCTTTGCCTGAGACATATAATCCTGCGGGATTCTCTTTGCTCCACTCTGTCACTCCGATTGAAGCCCAATATTCACGGATACGAAACAGGGTCGAAGTATTAAGCTGATCGTATGTATTTGCAAAGATCGCCCCCCTTACGTCTGGGAACTTAGAAACAAAGTTGATTGAGAGAACACCACCTAAGAAAGTTTTACCCGACCCCGTCCCGGCAAGAAACAGATTTATCGCTGCCGTCGATTTGAGTATCGACATCTGAGGCTTTGATAATATCTGCGTGACTTCATTCATTCGTTTTGATTATGATATTCGGGAGTGAAGGTAAATTTATAGTTGCATCAATCTCCTGACGTTCTATATAGCCGCGCTTCTTGCCTTTAGTCTTTAAAAAAAATATAGTCGCAGTTGTATCTCTTTCTTGTATCTGCTTATGTAGCATTGACTCGGCAAAGTCCAAGGTTACATCTGCAAGATCATCAACCGTCTTTTTATATTCGGGATCGTTATTATACCAATCGTAATGAGTCTGACGAGATATACCTATTTCCTTACAAGCAATAGTAACCACACCAAGAGCCTTAGTAAGCGCATCAATCATGCGTACTTTCTCGTTTGACATCTTTAATATTGCTTTTTTACGGCTCATTGTAAAGTTATGTAAGTAATACTCCGTTCTTCTTTATCTCAATATTAGGATCGAGCTTCTTCATACGGTCAACTATCACCTGACAATACTTCGGGTCTATCTCCATACCGTAACACTTGCGGTTGAGCTGGTGGGCGGCAATCATAGTGGTGCCACCACCCAAGAAGATATCAATGACTAAATTATTCTCGTCACTACTGTTAGCAATACTAAAGCCAACCATCTTCACCGGCTTTTCTGCTGTATGATTTCGGTCTTTAGTCGAACGTGGATATCTCCAAATGTTAGGCTTGCCATTTATGGTCTTTTCACCTGCCATCCCTGCCTTGCCAATCACTTTCTTGCTTGTGGGAGAATTGGATATAAACCAAATCATCTCGTAGCATTGCTGATACATTGCTCCAAGACCGCCATCTCCCTTATCCCAAATACAAAGATTCTTAGCAGTTAATGATACTGATTTGAATGCCCTCTGCACTGCGAATGCTGAATGCCAATCACAACAGACATATATATGACCAAACTGCTTGGTGTTATCCTTAATGGCATCAAATAGCTGAATAAAGAACGGCATGACCATGTTCTCATCAGTCACGCCTGCCACCCCGGTACTATTCCCAAATAAAGCATACGGTGGATCAGTAAACACCATGTCCGCCTTCTGCCCATTCATCAACTTCGCCACATCATCAGCGTTGGTGCTATCCCCGCAGAGCAGCCGGTGCTGACCTATCTCAAACAGGTCACCGAGAACGATGTCGGTCTTTATCTCATCGGGGATTTCGTAATCGTCCTCTTCGGCTTCGCCCTTAAAAGCGAAGTCAGGTATGTCCAGTCCCCACTCGGCAAGTTGTTCAGCGTCCCACTCGTTTGCCAGCGTGTCCCAGTCCCATTCACCAAACGGCACATTGTCCTCAATGATAAACCGCTGTTTCTCCTCGTCTGTAAGCTCACTGGCACGCTTAACCCACTCGTCAGGTATATC